TACGGCCCCGAGGAAGACGAGAAGGGCGAGTACATTGTTGCCGCGCGTGGCTCGAGCGCCCTGTTTGAGCGCGATGCACAGAACCAGGCAATCCTGCAAATGGCGCAGTTCGTGAAGGACCCGGACTTCCGGATCAACCCGGAGAAGTGGTTCAAGGAATACCTGCGCGCCCAGCGCCTGGACCCCGATCGCTTCCAGTACAGCGACACCGAGTGGCAGCTCAAGCAGAAGCAGATGCAGGAAGCCGGCCCGCCGGTCGACCCGCGCCTCGAGGCGGCCAAGATCGGCGCCCAGGCCCGCGTGCAAACCGCGCAGATCGCGGCCGAGGTGCAGAAGGAGCGCATCAAGACCGATATGGACCGCGATGGCGTATTCGCCCAGGCCGAGAACGAGCGCACCCAGCTCGAGCACCAGGCGCGCATGCAGGAGCTTCAGCTGAAGGAGCGCCTGGCCATGCTGGACTACGCCAACACCCGGCAAATCTCGCTCGAGCAGGTGAAGGCCGACCTGGCCGCCACCACGATGAAGCTGCAAACCCAGGAGCGCCTGGCCGCGGCGAACGCGCACGGCCCCGAGGTCACGACGCCGCCGACCGAACCGCCAGGCCGCGCCCATAACGGACAGGCGTACCAGGCATGACGACGAACACCGACCCTCTCGAGCTCGAGCTCACGCACGCCGACCGCAATAGCGTGCTGATGGCCAAGCTGGTGCGCCACCTGGCGGCGCGCCTCGAGTCACACCGGCGCAAGAACGACGGCGAGAACCTTGACCAGGTTCAGACCGCCAGCCTGCGCGGCCGGATTGCCGAGCTCAAGCAGCTACAGAATTTGCTGGCCGCTGGCGAAAGCCAGGACTAGCACTAAGTGACAGGGACCAGCACCGGCCCCTTGTCGTACCTGCCGCCCTCGAGGCGGCTTTTGTTTGTGGAGAAACACAATGCAAGTTGATGGCCAAGACGATGTAGTTGAACTGTCCGCCGCGGAGAACGCCGCTGCTGACGCTGACTTCGAGGCAGGGTTTGCCACGACGACGGGCACGCCCGCTGCCAGTAGCAACACCCTGGAACACGATGCAGACGGCAAGCAGCTGGTGAACGACAAGCTGGACGGCGACGACGACAACGGCGAAGAAGACCCGGCCGCCAAGGCAGCAGCTGAAGAAGCTGCCCGCCAGGCGGCCGAAGCGGAAGCGCGCGCGGCGGCAGAAGCCGAGGCCAACGCGCCGGCGCAGATCACCAAGGCACAGGCGGACGCACTACTGGCCGCCGCCGCCCTGGTGCCCCAGCTGCAACAGGAGCTCGCCCGCACCCGCGACACCACCGCGGGCAAGATCGGCTCACTGAAGCAGACCCTGGACGCCGTACAGGCCGCAGCGGCCCAAGGCCGGGCCCCGACCGTCAAACAGCTGAAGCGACTCGAAGCGGAGTTCCCCGAGCTCGCCCAGCTGCTGAAGGAAGACCTGGCCGAGGAATTCGGCGGCGCCGGCGCACCTGGTGCGCATGGCGATCCGTCAGGCGATCGCGCTGCAAGCGGAGAACCGGGAGCAGCGCCCGCCAACACGCCGCCGGCCGATCCGCTGTCTGACCCTCGAGTTCAGCATGAGCTGCGCCAGCAATCCCAGCAGGTAGTCGACACGATGCACCCCGACTGGAAGGACCTGGCGCGCTCCGATGAGTTCAGGGAGTGGCGCACCAACTTGCCGCCCCAGGCCCAGCAGCTGCTGGCCACCAGCTGGCGAGCTGACGTGCTGGTGCCGGCCTTCAACGACTTCAAAGCGTGGAAGGCCAACCGGGCAACGCAGGCGCAGGCACAGGCGCAAGCCCAGGCCGACGCCAACAAGCAACGCGACAAGCGGCTGGAACACGCGATGCCGGCCACGTCCGGCCGCGCTACCGGCGCCAACGCAGTCGATGAAGACGCCGCTTTCCTCTCCGGTTTCCAAGACACCCGGAAGTGATCGGCAACCCCTCTCTCTTTTTTTAAGGACGCCAAATCATGGCAATTCAAGGTTACAACACCCCCGCCCGTATCAATAAACTGAAGGGCCAAATCCTCGGCTACGCCATCCCTGTCGAAGTGCTGGGCATCACCGGCCAGCAGGAGAAGATGCCGCAGAACAGCGGCACCACCGTGTCGTTCCGCCGCATGCTGCCCTACGGCGCAACCCAGCTGAACCCGAACCAGTGGACCGTCGACGCCGTGAAGCACATCGTGCAGGAAGGCGTCACCCCGGCCGCTGACACCCTGGTGCCGCAGGACATCGACGTGACCATGCAGCAGTACGCCGTGCTGTATGCCGTCACCGACAAGATGGTGGAAATGCACGAAGACGGCCATGTGTTCGTGGACACCATGAAGAAGCAGACCGGCCAGCGCCTCGGCCTGGTGCGCGAAATGGTCCGCTACGGCACCTTCAAGGGCTGCACGAACAAGTTCTACGCCGGCGGCACCAGCCGCAGCACCGTCAGCGCCAAGCTGACCCTGCCGCTGCTGCGCAAGATCACCCGCAGCCTGAAGGCCAACCACGGCAAGTTCATCACCGGCGTGCTGTCGGCAAGCCCGATGTACGGCACCACTTCGGTCGAACAGTCCTACCTGGTCTTCGCCAGCACCGACGTCGAGCAGGACATCCGTGACCTGCCGGGCTTCAAGGAAACCGCGATCTACGGCCAGCGCAAGCTGGTGCACGAACAGGAGCTGGGCAGCTGCGAGTCGTTCCGCTTCATCCTGTCGCCGGAACTGGCCGGCATCCCGGACGCCGGCGCCGCTGTCGGCGCGACCGGCCTGGTGTCGACCACCGGCGCACAGATCGACGTGTACCCGGTCATCGTCACCGCTGAAGACGCATGGGCACAGGTGGCGCTGCGCGGCAAAGAGTCGATCGACGTCACCGCGATCATGCCGGGCCAGAAGGACAAGAACGACCCGCTGGGCCAGCGTGGTTACATCGGCGCGAAGAACTACTTTGCCGCCGGCGTCATGAACCAGGGCTGGATGGCCGTCGCTGAAGTCGGCATCACCGCCCTGTAATCCCGCAACCAGGTGCCGGTCTAGCCAGGCCGGCGCCATCCAGGAAGGAACAACATGGCAGACATCAATCTCGCTCAGTCCCTCAGCAAGCTGAAGCTGGGCAACGCCGACAAGCTGGCGCTGGCCAACATCATCGGCGGCCTGCAAGCGGACATCGAAACCCTGCGCCAGGCGAACGTCGCGCTGTGCCAGAAGCTCGACACCGCCGGCGGCACCGTGGCCGGCCTCGGCACCAACTTCAATTCGACTGTCGGCGTGGCTCAGACCAAGCTGAAGGTCGGCAAGTAATCCTCTCTCTCTGAAAAGGACGCATCAACATGCAAGCTCAACAACTCATCGGCGGTAACTTCTGCCTGGCCAAGGCTGGCCTCACCGGCCTGTCCGGCGCAGCCACCACCTTCACCATCGCCAGCGCGATCCTGTACGCGATCTACGGCAAGGCGCTCTCGAAGGCCACCGTGGCCGGCGGCGCCACCCCGACCACCGACGCCGTGACCGGCAACGCGATCACCCTGACCGCCGGCAAGGGCACCGTCGTCGTGTGGTGCCTGGACGCGGCCGGCAACGTCAAGGCCGTCCAGGGCTCCGTCGAAACCGTCGCACAGGACGGCAACTTCCAGTTCGCGCCGCCGCAGTTCCCGGCGATCCCGGACACCCTGACCGCCTTCGCCTACTCCGTCCACAAGGCGAACCCGGCGAACCACGTCACCCCGTTCGCCGGCGGCACCTGGACCTTCGGCGTGAGCAACTGGAACGTCGCCGGCACCGTGCACACGGTGGCCGACCTGATCGCCCTGCCGAACCGCCCGCAGGCCTCGTAAGCCGGCGACCCTGAACCGATCCCGCGCAAGCGGGAACACCTGGTAACACCCCTTGGGGCTGTCTTCGGACGGCCCCTTCCTTTTGGAGATTCACAGCATGAGCAATCGCAGCAACCGCACTCCCGCCGCCTCCACCGTCCCGGCCGACGCACTGACCGGCACCAGCCTCGGCGAAAGCGAGAACATCGACCAGGGCCACCTGGACAAGAGCATCGGCCTCGGCATGGAAACCAGCCTCGAGGAACTGCGCGATTCCCTGAACGCCGTCGTGTCGCACTCGATCGACGATCCGCACCTGAAGAAATACATGGCTGACGCCGGCTTCATGGAAGAACAGGTCCTGGTGCGCGTGGCCGCATCCTCGAACCTGGATGATCCGAAGATCGTGGAAGTCTGGAACGACGGCCGCCCGCAGCGCCTGATCCGCGGCGAGTGGGTAATCGTCCGCCGCAAGTTTGTCGAAGTGCTGGCCCGCGCCAAGCCGTTCGGCGTGACCACCCCGGAAATCATCGACGCGAACGGCGACCGCACCACCCGCATCGACACCCACAACGGCAATATGTACCCGTTTGAAATGCGCGACCGCAACCCGATCGGCCAGGCCTGGCTGGCTCGCATCCTGTCGGAGGCGTAACGCATGAACTTCCTCGAGCTCTGCCAGGACCTGGCGCGCGAAGCCGGCATTTCCGGCGCTGTCGTTTCCGTCACCAATCAGACCGGCGAAGCACAGCGCCTGGTCAACTGGATCATCAAGGCGTATCGCTACATCCAGAACAAGCACGTCGACTGGAAATTCTTGCGCGCCGACGTGGCTTTCGACACCAACACCTCGAGCGCGATCTACACCGCCGCCGCGGCTGGCGTGGCAGGGTTCGGGGAATGGAATTTCGCCGGCGACGACTGGCGCGCCTACAGCAAGGCGATCGGCGTGGCCGACGAAATGGAGCTGCGCTACATGCCCTACGACGACTTCAAGCGCGTCTATGTCATGGGCCAGAACCGCACCGTCACCGGCCGCCCCACGATCATCACCGAGCGCCCGGACCAGTCGCTGCAAGTGTGGCCGATCCCGGACGCCATCTACACCATCGTCGGCGAGCAGTACCGCGCGCCGATCACCCTGGCCGCGGCCAACGACGTGCCGATCTTCGCGGCCAAGTTCCATGACGCGATCGTGCAGCGCGCCCTGATGTTCTACGGCGGATTCGAGGGCGACGCCGGCGTGTTTGCCGCAGCACAGACCGAATTCCAGCGCCTGCTGGCGCAGATGGAAGGCGTGTATCTGCCCGAATGGGACACCCCGGAGCCTATGGCATGAGAAAAGTAGCGATCCCGCAGACCGACATCAAGACGCAGTACGTGAAGTTCTACGGCGGCCTTGACCTGGCTTCCCCGGTCCTGTCCCTGAAGCCCGGCAACGCGCTCGAGGCCGTGAACTACGAGCCCGGCCTGATGGGCGGCTACCAGCGCATCGACGGCTTCGAGCGCCTGGACGGCCGG